TGACACCAGCCGCTAATTCCCCCCGCTAACAATCCTGATCGTCGCGTCGAACACATCGGTGCTCTGCGCCCTCACCGTCAAACTATCCGCCGCAAAACGCGCGCCGGCATATACTCCCCCATTCGCACCAGTCATCTTGTAATCCGAAGGAGCCAACTGCGCCTCCACCTGCATTCCGAACAGATCCACCGTCGCCCCCGCCGCCAGCTGCGCCCCAAACGTCACGCTAGCGGTGCTCTGATCCAAATTCACCGCCACAGAAATCCTCTGCCAGCTAGTCGACAACGGGAACGTCGTGGCCGTGTTCGCCCCCGATGTAGAAGCCGCCAGCGTCACGCTAGATCCCCCAACCGTCTTTGCCCACGCACTCAAAGAAAATCGATAATTCCCCGGCACCGCCAGCGCCTGCGCCACCGCCTCCGCGGCAATCCCCGTATTCACCACTCTGGTCGCCCGCGCGGTTCCCAGAGGATCGCCAATCCCCGCCGTCAGCGAAATCAGTGCCCCGTTAGTCCACGACCCCGCGCTCAACAGCTCGCTATTGGCGAATAAATTCCCCGCTGGATCAAGCAGCGTAAAGCTCTGCCATTGCCCCGCCACGGCGTCAAACAGCGCTTCGATCGAATTCCATTCCGCCGCCGTCAGCCCTTTGGCTTGGATCTCCCACATCGTCTGCGCCGCATCCGGATCGCTATAGATCACCGTGCTTCCATCGCCCAGTGTGTTCACCACGGTCCTCTGCACGCTTTGCCTGGTCACCGGATAAAGCGCAACCGCGCCCGTCGTCAGTTGTGGAAACACCAGCATCCTTACCGGTTCTCCTTCACCATCACTTGCGTCCCGCCGTTCTGCGGCCCTTGAAATTGCAGCGACAGCGTATCGCTCCCGAAACTGCAATTCGCATACACCGTCGCCGTCCACGGATCGGTGAACGAGAAACTCCCCGCTCGTCCGTCTTCGCTCAGGAAAAACGCGCGCAGCGTTTCGAGCTCCCCTTCATCCAGCAAATCCAGGCGGATCGCCCACTGCTGCAGCACCGCCGGAAATCCCGGAAATCTCTGCTCGCTGCCATCGAGAAACCGGTAAGCCTGCGTCGAAAACTGCGGCGTGCGATCCGCCGGATATTGCGCCACTGCGCCCGTCTTCAGTGGAGGAAAACTCGCCATCCTTACACCTCCCGAATCACGTCGTTCAACACGCTTGATTGCAGCATCGCCTGCCGCACCGCCTGCGCGATGTCGTCGCTGTGATCCAGGAAAGACTGGCTGTCCATAGCCTGGATCTGAACTATGATTTGTCCCAAGGTGCCCTGTCCAGAGCCTCCGCTCGACGACGATGAAGACGGCGCCCCCCGCGGCGTTCCTCCCGCCGCATAATCCACCGCGAACGGCTGCGTCGGTGCAGCCTCGTTGATCCCTGCGTTCACGTTCACCGGGGGCGGCATCAGAAACGGCGACGGCACGCTCGCGCCCCCTCCGCCGCCCCCGCCTCCGAACAAGCCTAAAATTCCAGTGATCGCTGGACTCAGGGGACCCAAACCCAACCCCAGAATGCTGTCGATCGCGCTCCCGGCTTCGCTAGCGATCGACCCTCCGGGGGAACCCTGCGGAGACGCCGCCGCAACCTGATTTGTCCCCTGCGCATTCGCTACGGCGGTCTCCGTTTCCACCTGCGCCAGCGTCACCAGTTGCTGCAGCTGTTGCGTCAATTGCTGCGATTGACTTGCTGGCGACCCCCCACTTCCCACCGGAGCAAGCGATCCCTCCACCACTTGACTCAACGTCGCCGGCGTCCCGAATATATTCGGATCCAGCAGTCTCTCTGTTGTCGATTTATTGCTGGCCATTCGTCTGCTCCATCCGCCATTCGCGTTCCAAGATCAAAAACGCCTCCGCCTCCCTCGCCGTCAATCCATGTGTCGTTATCTCGCCGCGTCCCACAGTCTTCCACGCAAAAAAGCTTTCCAAAAATTCGATGCTCGCCGGCGTCACCAGCGACGTCGGACACTCCTCCGCCACCGTCCCACCACGCGCCCACACAACTTTCTTGACCCCGCGCCGCTCTTCCGGAAGAAACCCGCATCGCCGTCGCGCTTCCAATCCCTGCCGTCTGCACGGTTCGCATTTCCACAAGGCCTGATTCATACCCACACGCCCCGCGCTCAAAAAATGGAATGCGACAATTAGTTTTTTCTTTCGTTCTCGCTCAACCCGCATTCGCTCCGAATGCGCCCCAAAATCTCCGCCGCCAGCCTTACCGGTCCCTTTTCGATCAGCGATTCCGGAGTCGCCGCTTCTCCGTCGATCTCCAACCCTTCGATCGCCTCCAAGCCCCACTCGATGTACGCTCGATCGACCTCGCCCTGCAGCACCGCCGCATCCAGCTTCTCTCGCACATCGCCGCCGGCCTCGAGAAACTCCAGCCTCCGCCCCGCTTCGCGAATCTTTCGAGCCAATCCGATCCGCCGCCCCAGCGACATCCTCGCGATTCTGTACCGCACCCCCGCGTGCGTCTCCGCGTCGAACCAAGCCGAGCTCTCGTGCCCTACGCTAACCAAATGCAATGTAGAACTCGTCATCTACCGTCCCCTGTACCCGGCTGTTTTGGAATTTCCATTGCAGCCTCGTCTCGCTATCGTCGAACTGCGGAACCTCCGGCACCATCGCCGGCATGTACGCTCCAAACAACTGCTCGCTCTGTTCGCCCAGCTGGATCATCACCCCGATGGGCGACCTTTGCCGCGCCGCCTGATACAGTCCCGCCGTCTGTGTATCCACGCTTTCGAAAATGCTGAAGTTCAGCGTGATTTTCCGCGCGCCCGCCGTGATGCATCGCGGAAAGTCACTGCCGAATTCATGCAGCCGCAGCGCGATATTGTTTGCGAGCGTCAACTCCGCCTCCGTCAGCGTAAAGAATTCGTTTGGCGTCGCCCCCATCCACACTTGTCCCAAGTGCCCCGGCACAATCGTGTAATCGAATCCCGTCTGCGCCGGCTCCGCTGGGAATGAGGTCAGCCCGCCTTCGCCGCTGGCAAAGCTCGCGCTGTCGATCAAATCCTGCGACGGCCCGGAGAAATCGAACTCTTGAAAATCTCCATTTACCTTGATCTGGAACTGGTCCATCGCCGCGCCGTTCACAATTCGCTGCACCGCCGTGCTCGGATCCCAGTAATCGAAAATGCTGACGCTCGGCAGGGTTTCCGCCAGTTTATAGGTGATCGTCGCGCCGATCGCTGCTCCCGAAGTCGGCGTGGTCGTGAACGGAGCATTGATAAAAACCGTAGTGCTGTTTTCTACCGCGGCCACGAACCTGATGTCAGTCCCCGAAGTCACCGCTTGCCCTGGCGTCAATCCGTGCGGCCCCGTGAATTGGAGCTGCGTCTGGCTCGTCACACTCGCCACGGTTCCGCCCGCAAACAGAATCGGCGCCGCCCCCAGCGCAGCCTGAAACAGCGGTCCATGCGTCGGAGCGGCCGTCTGATTGGTCCATTCCGTCATAAACGTACTCAGCTGAAAGCTGGTCGTCTTGCGGATTGTATTGGGAAGTCCCACAAATGTGCGGCTTCCTGTTTTATCCCTGCGGCCCGTCGCCGCCGGAATTTGCTTCGCTCCCAGCTTGATCAGCGGGATGCGGTTGGCCGCCGTGATCGCCGGCGCCTGGCCATACGCCGATTCCAGCGCCACGTAATCTCGCTCGTTATTGGACGATACGTAACATCCCATAGAAAAAGCCGCCCGTTCCCCTTCTCATTCGGAAAAATCCACTTCAAAGCTCACTTTTGCAACCTGCACAAAGTTCTGGCCCCCGTGCTGCACCGGATCGAAATCCACCTCGTAGCCGCCGGTGTAAAACGCTCCCTGCCCCCAGCTTCCCCGGTTCGCGTCCAACACCTGCGTCACCGCGTCCACATACAACCTCAGTTGGTTTTCCAGTCCTTCGATCCGGTCCTGCGACACCCGTACTTCCGTCACTGTCCGGACTTTTCCGGAAAATGCCCGGAATTTCTCCGTAAGCAAATTACGCACTCTATTCGTGTACACGTACATCGCCGGATATTTTACCGTCGTCGCCTTATCCGCCAGCGCCACAGGGACGTTTTGATTGATCACGTACACTGTTGGAACCGGCGTCAGCGCCACGCCCGTGTCGCTCGCCAGCTGCCCTACTGCGGAGTTCACGCCCGCATCGCCGGCCGTCAGAAACCCCACCATTTTTTGCGCTGCCACGCTAGCCGTGATCGCCATACTCTGTTTCCGTTTCAACCCCTTCTGATCAATGCCCCGCCGGTGATGTAAATATCCGGAACCTGTCCGCATCCCGGACAGCTGCCCGTTACCAGTCCTGATGCCGGCAGCGCGAAGCTCCCGCCCGCGGCGACGGGCGTCGAATTCTGCAATGTCATCGTCTCCGCCGATAACCCCATGTACACGTTGAATCCCATCGCAACCGCCGGCGCATTCACCGCCGTCACCACCGGCAGACTGCCCGCTGGAGAATCGTAAGTGGTCACGCAGCTCGGCTCGCCCAGCTGCCCATTCGCCGACACCCAGCTCACTTGCACGTAATAAATCGTTTCCGGAATCAGCCCAGCCACGTAGCTGAACACCGGCATCTGCGCCCTCGGAATCGGGCTCAGCGCCAGCCCGATGCCGAACTGATAGGTCCTCTCCCGGGCGTCTTTCGATAATCCGCGATATTCCTTGAATTTCGCCTCATAGCGGCTGTTCAATTGATTGTTGAACGCGTCCCGATAAAAGACTTCCAGCGTATGCGCCGCATGCCACCGTTTCATCTGCGGCGTCACCACCACGTCGGAGACTCCCATCGTTCGCCGCGTGGTTGCCTGCGGATCCGACGGCGCGCTATGCGCCAGCAGCACGTCCAGCACGTCCTCGGAAATCTCGTCGAGCGCCAGCCGAAGCTTCGCCTTCAACGGAATTGCCTCCGTGTTGGAGACATCCAGAATCGCCGATTCGTACACTTGCAGTGCCTGGTCGTCGTTCGGACTACCGTCGGTCAGGAGCATGGCTCACCGCCTCCTGCCTTGCTTCTTTGGTACCGGAACGGGGGCGTCCGCACTTTCCGCATCCAGTCGAGACGCTGCCGCCCGAAATCTCGCCGTTTCCTCCGGATTCGCCAGCACGGCTTGATCCTCCACGATCAGCTTGGCCGCCAGAAACCTGGGAACATCCGTCATGACGCCCGGTTTGCCTCCGTCCGGCGTCTCGCGGCTAACCATCACCACGTACGGCTCCGGAATGTCAGCTTCAATCTTGCGAATTTTCTGATAATAGACCCGCACATCCATATTTATGTGGACGGGCACAGACTTTTTAGCCTGTGCCCTCTCCTTTTTTAGCTGTTGACTTGGACTCCGAACGAATTGCGCAGCACGCCGACACCGTACAGCACGTCCACGGTGAACTGCTGCGCCAGTGTATTGGGCTGATAACTCATAGTCACGCGCATGCCGAAGCTGCCCAGCTCGGCATACTCGGCGATCGCGCCCGTGCCGGGAAGCGGCTGCGGCAAACGCCGAACAACCAAACCGATCGCATCGCGCGAAAACGCCAGATTGTGCGTAATAATCGGGCTGCTGCCCGTATGGGCGACGAACTGCGAGCGGAAGATGTAGAAGTCCTTCATCTTGCCCACGGAGCCGTCCACCAGCGCGCGCAGCCCTGCTTCGCCCGCGGTGTTAAATTCGCTGAACCGCGGAATCTGGCGCAGCGCCGAATATGTGTTGGAGTCGACCACCAGATATTTGTTGGCGCTCGGAGGAACCTTTGCCGCGAACAATTCTGTCTCCGCCGCGTCCACCGTTTCTTCTACGATCGTCGTTCCGCCCGTGCCTACCGGAGTGTTGGAAGTGAACGAGGCATACAGATTCAGCAGATTGGTCTCGATGCTTTCGGCGATCGCCACCACCGCCGGCTGCATGTACAGCTTCAGCAGGTCCGGCACTGCCAGCACTTTGGTCACGTCCGGAATCAGGAACGTGGCTTCCGCGTGCGTGTTCAGCACGATCTGCGCGTTGCCGAGGTTAGGATTCTGCAGCGTGACCGTTCCGCCTTCCGCGATGTTGTTCGCCACCAGCGGCGTAGGGATCGGCACGTTGATCGTGTCCCCCGAATTAGCCAGCGACGGCTCGTAATCGCGATTGACCAGGTTCCCCATAATCAGGTTCCCCATCAAAGCCGGCAGCGCATCCGCGGCTACCAGCTTGACAATCGCAGTCGCTACATTTGTCGATGTAATTGCACCCATGTTTTTCTCCTGTTCTAACTACTTTCCGAACTGCCTACATTCCACGCAGCGTCTGCGACGCCACTTTCGCGATCTCTTGTCTCACACGTTCTCTATCCTCCGCACTCATCCCCGGCCGGATCTTGTCCATATCGATCCCTCCGCTGCTCGAAGTCCTTTGTCCCGCGGCCGCACCCGAGCCTCCGCCCAGACGCGCCGGCAGCAGCTCCGGATTTTCGCTGACGAACCGCGCCAGATAATCCCTCGCGTCCGATCCATCCGGCGCCACCAGGCGTCCATCCTCGGCCCGGCGAATTTCATCTTTGACTGCCTTGTACGCCAGCTCGATTTTCGCCACGCCCAGCTTTTGCAGCTCGGCGCGAACCGTGGCGGACCGCTCTGCTTCCTCCGCCTTCGCCCGGGTCTTCTCGTTTTCCGCCACAAGTTCGTTAACGCGTTGCTCCAGGCTCTCCCGCCGCCGGCGTTCCTCCTGCAACTCCGCCTTATGCGCCGGCTCGGCCTTGCTCTGCTCCGCCTTGACAAATTCCTGAATCACCGCCTGCATCATGCTGCGCATATCTTCTGTATTTTTCGCTGTCTCTTCCGCCATCTTTTTCTCCTGTTCAGGCCCCTTCGATTTCCGCCGCGATGCGGTCCTTAACGTCCTGCCGCGAATCGCTTAGAAATTTCAATGCCAGCCTTTTGAAAATCTCTTTCTTGAGCGTCGGCGAGTCCATTCCCAACCCCAGCAGTTGTTTTGCATCGGCCAACTCCGTCGAAAAATCGGAGATATCGAATTCGTCCATCCCCGTCACGCCGATTTCCAAGCCGTCTTCCCGGGCTTCAGCGATCGCTCTCAACACCCTCCGCACCTGATCCTTCACCGCATCGCCGTAGGCCAGCAGCACTTCCTGCGTAATCGAAAAATCCATCTGCTTGGCCAGCCCCGACTGCGTCGTTCCCTTATCCGACGCCTTGCCTGCTTGCGGTAGATAGCAGACCCGGTAAAT